TTCATGCCCTCGATAACATTACCTCCGGCACTGTTGATGAGGATGTTTATGCAACATGGCTTGATCCAGTCCTCAATGTACTGCATCTCCTCAACGAAGCGGTCACAGCTCCACCACTCAACGTCATCGAAGAACAAAATTTCTGCTGGCTTGCCCTGCTCCAGGACACCTCTTACCAGCTTCAAATCTTTCTTTTCCATGCTCAATTATTTTCTTGTAAATAGGGAATCGTTTATTTTTGATGTTGTTTTCACCCCTCATTTCCAGTGTTTTCGGACTCCTCAGGCTCTGTGGTCGGCTCTGTGGTCGGCTCTGTGGTCGGCTCTGGCTCTGGAGTTGGCTCAGGCTCTGGTTCGGGCTCCGGCTCAGGTTCTGGAGACGGACTTTCACCACCGACAATAATAAATTTTGTATGGTCGTTCCAGAGTTCCGGGTGGTCCTTATCGGTATGTCCGTTATGCCTGTAATCCTCGTTCTGGTCACTATGGTTGGTGTGCGGCGGGAATACGATATAGGTCTGCTTGAGGAACCTGGTCTTGAAGATCGTATCCTCCTTGAACCAAACCTCATACGTAATCCAACAAGGCTGGAGTCCGTCATCAAAGCTGCTGAGCGGGTCTATATATTTAAGGTTTACTCGCTCATCAAGACACGAATAGTTGTGCTTAAGTTCCTGGATGAACTGGTTGATGACCTGGGCGACAAACTCAACCTCGGTCTCGCGGTACTCAGAAATCTCACCTTCCTTGTCGAACACGTCCCTGTCCTGGTTATTGAGTCGGTTCATCACGAACTTGATCTGCATGTCAGCGCGTCCTTCATTGACACGCTGCTGCTGTACGAGATACCTGATGTTCGTAAATTCGATAAATGCAGCCGGGAAGCCAAGGGCGTATTCGGAATTGCCGCCTTTCTTGACTATACGCTCAAACTGGCCGCGATTCATCATCACGGTCTTGAAAATCTTCTCACTGTTCTCGTCATAATAATCCCAGCGCACCTGCTCAAGGATTTCCCTGATAGCATGGAACACTGAAATGATACCGTTCCTTGGTATCTGTATCTGCTCCTCAATGAGTTCATCCTTGACGGCAGGCTGTTTCTTCTTCTTATTCTCTAAAATCATACTATCGGAGTGAATATTTCATTAAACAACATTAATTCAGCATACTCCCAGCCCCTACGTTCCATCCTGGCGGTATGTCCCATGAACTGACGCTGGGCAACAACGTGATTATGCGCTTTTACGTTTCTTGCATTGAAGAACTGCGGATCATTATGGATACCAGCGTAACAAACACCCTTGTGTCTGCGAGCCGTTCCGAACATATTCGGGTCAGTTATTACCCTACCTTCACCGTCAACGGCATGGATAGACCTGCGTAACGTCCAGGTGTCTGTCAATATCTTGTTCGGGTCGGTCCCGTATCTCAACCTCTGCTTCTTGGTGTATGGAGAAAGCTCCTTCCACTTGCTTGCACCGGGATTCTGGAATTTCATCTCGGTAAAGGCCCTTCTGAAAACATTAACGGCATCCTTGGCCATCTGAACCTCAAACCTCAGGGCCTGAACCTTGAGTTTTCTGAAAGCTATATTCCTCAAATGCCATATAGCCTGAGGAAACGTGGCAAACGCATTGCCCTTTCCGGCGGTATCCTGGAACCTGTTTACCCTGCCCGTGCTTTGCGCATCGATCAGGTGTCCAATATCCAGCGTTCCCCTTAACGGGCCGTCCTGCCTTGTGTACCTGTAACCTACATCACCTTTATTGAAAGAAGGCCTGATAGTCTGGCCGGACTCAAGATCAACCCAGTGTGATGGGCCGTTGATTGATAGCTTGGTAGTAGGCTTTGTCCTTCCAGCTATCTTTCCAATTCTGGTAAACGGTCTAGGCATAGTATTTCTCCCTTAAGCGTTCAACATAGCTGGCCAGCTTCTTCTTGTGCTCCTTGCGGACCTTGAAGTACGGATGGCTCTTACCGAATATCCTGCCACATTTAGCAAGACTCTCAGAGAAGACGTTGTCAAGCTCCTTAGGTTTCTTCGGAGCCTTATCGTAAACCTGGATGCCCTTGTTTTCAACGGCGTTACCCATCAGATCTTCCAGATGACAACGACAACCCCACTCTATAGGAGGTATCAGCCAATCCGGGAATAAGTCCCTGGGAGCTGAATAACCCTCGAACTGTCTGTGCCAGGGTCGTACGCGCTCGTCGTTCATTGTCATATACGTAAGCATGGTGGCGGCACTATAAAGAGTAACCCACTTCAACGCGGTCTCAGCGGAATACTCAATATCGCCATGCTCAACACCAGCATACCTGAGGTGATACTTATCGCTCAGCTCCTCATATTCTGCCAGTTTCTCAGGATCATCCATGTCGATTTCATCCGGGAGCTCCATGAATGCCTGGTACTCTGCGCAGACTGAGAACTCGATCAGGTTATCGATACCAGCAACAAGCCTGTCACGAAGATCGCGCTCCTGCTGTGTGAGAGAGTTGTCATCCAGATTCTCCAACAGTTCAAGGGCATCTTCTTCGGTAAGGTCAAAACCTGAGAACAGATGGGAAACGGCAATCTCTGCGCGTAGCTCCATGAGGTTGTAAAGTGCCTCGTCAACATCAGCGTCAAGATCGACACACTTCACCAAAGCCATAAATGCGCCCAGAAGTTTCTTCGCTTCCGATTCGCTCCTGGCCTTCTCATCCTCACTCAGGGAATTGTATATCTCAGAGAAGCAAACCCTGTTACTTACTTCTCTTCCAGAAAATTTATCCTTGCGTTCGTTCCCCTGGGATGTCCGTAACGCTTTACGTATTCCTCGTCGCTCATGATGTGGTGGTCGTTATCGCCCCAGTCGCCGTCAACGCTGCCACCTCCAAAAGCAAGGTTGATCTGCTTACCGACACGGACACCGAACTCCTTGTCGATAGTCTCAGCATCAACCTCGTACTTCTCGGTCAGCATATCGAACAGCTTAACCTTGTTCTCGGTAGAAATCTCGATCTGGTTGGAATACTTGAAATACACACCCTCAGCAATGAAGCCCATAGCCTGCAGAACTGGGATGACCTGTTCGTTCATCACGTTCTCCACATACTTACGGTTCTTCTTGATACGGGAACGGTAAATATCCTCATGGGTCTTGGCACTTCCAGCGTATGCCTGCGTCTCACCAGCCATCGACTCAGAACCAAGAACGAGGTTTGAAACCTCCTGGTTTGTAAGGTTGATTAGGCCAGTGAACACACGCTCTGAGTTGGAAACCGTGAATGTCTTTACATCAATGGTATCGTCCATTCCGGTTACCACCACCCTCTTCTCGGCAGACTTGGCGATGTCGGAGGCAAGCTTCTTCTTGTCCTGGTCGTTGTCGTTAGGAGTCTTGCCGTGAATGATGGGCTGGCCATACGTGTGTGCGAATCCTATATAATTACTGAGAGTGAATTTCTTGGCAAGGACAATGGGAACGAGGTTCGCAAAGTATCCAAGACCACCAGTATTAATGAGGATGTAGTTCCTCTTGTACTTCTCGGATTCAAGATCCCAACCCGGATTCCAGATACCCTGACGCTGAACGACGCGGGACTGGTTCGGGAGGACGTTACGCCTCTCGATAATATTCACCTCTTTCAGCATCTTCGTACCGTTCACCTCAATCAGGTCATCCATCACCTCGATAAGCGTGTAACCGTAGGCCCTGGAGTCTACGATACCCCTGATGATCTTCTCGAACTGTGAGCCCTGGATCTTCTTCGACTCGTCATCATCACGAATCCAGCCACCCTTACCGTCCGGGCGAGCAAGCATGTACCTCTCGTCGGTCAGCTGGGAGTCCAGGGTTTCGCGCACGGCTGCGAGGTGAGCATCCTGTGTTGCTATAGAGTCATAGAGATCGATGAGCCCCGACCTGTCATCCAGAATGGTTCCGTCCTTCGTGTAATTGACGGTACTCTGATAACGGTTGTGCTTCATTATCTCCCACACGTATTCCAGGATGGTCTTTTTGATCGTCCTATACTCCGCGATAAGGGCTTCCTC